TCAACGCCTCCAGCTCGGCGATCCGAGCGATCAGCCAGTCGACAGCCGGGGTCAGCGTCTCCCCGAGCGGGAACGGAACCTTACGGTCCTCACCCATCGGAGACAGCGAACCCCGCATGTCCAGCGCATCGTTCTGGAGCGCTACGAGCCGCAGACGTCGCCGCTCCCGCTGCGCCTCCAGCTCGGCGATCCGGTCCCGGGCCGCACGCAGCTCGCCCTCCAACTCAGCGATCCGATCCCGATCCGCCGCCAGCCACACATCCGCGTCAGACAGCGCCCGATTCGTCGAGCGCCGCTCCGTCTCCAACCCGGCAACCCGGGACCGCAGAGCACCCAACTTCGCTTCCGCCTCGATCGCCGCCGCCCGCCACCGCTCCCGACTCGGCTCCGAGAACTGAAGAGCGGACCGCAGCTCACGCCGCCCGCGCTTCGCCGACTCCAGCGCCAGCCTGAGCCGCGCGTTGTCCTGCTCCTCCTCCCACAGCGAGAGGCGCGCACCCGTCAACTCGTCCTCGACGTCCCGCTCCGGCTCGGCGCCCACCGGCATCGGCAGCGCGTCCATCGACATCGACGACAGCCCGTGCTCCGCCAACTCCCGCAACGACGCCAACACCAACTCCGGCACCGGACCCGGGACATCTGCCAACGCGTACAGGCCGCGCCCCTCCCGGTTCACCGCACGCCGCGTCCAGCAGCACCCGTCCTGCGTGTTCACGACCATCGGGTCGCGCGTCTGAGGCGCGCTCATCGCCGCACCTCCGCCACGTCCGCAGCCGCCTCCAGCACCGCCACAGCCGACTCCGTGGTGCGCCCTTCGAGGTCGCCCCAGCCGTCGACGTGCGCCCCCAGGTCGAAGATCCCGCCGAACAGCGGACCCTCCCCGTCGACCTCCAGCCGCAACGCCAGCCGGCCGATCGCCTCATCCGCGAGCAGCGACGTCAGGTGCGGGTCACCCGTCGTCGCGCACTTCAGCGCGGCCACGATGCTCATGGGGCGCAGGAAGTGCGGGACGTCCATCTCCCGGTCGAACGTGTCCGGGACGAAGTCGCCCTGCCACAGGCCGTTCGCGGCGAGGATCCGGGCCGCCGCACGGAACACCTGCGAGACGGTCACCGGGCGGGCTTGGGGGGCTTGGTGCAGAGGCACCGGGGTCTGCGAGTATGTACTCAAGGTGATCCACTCCTTCATGGGATCGAGGTGGATTGCCGAGTCGGGTGGCTCGCCGGGCCGGGAAGTCGGGCGGGCCCTCGGCGTTTTGTGGAGTCAGGCGGCCTTCGACGTGGACGCCGGCCGCTCGGACGTTGCGGCCTCACGAGGGGCCGTCCAGATCCGGCGGAGTTCTTCGACCAGCTCGGGGCTGGGGTCCGGGGCCAGGTCGACTCGCTTGTGGAGTTCGGCGATGACCTGGTCGCCGAGGATCGCTCGGCGTTCCTCGCGGGTCATGCGACGGCCTCGATGGGGACGCGCTTGATGACGTGGCGCAGGTCGATGTCATATGCCTCAGCGAGGCGCATAGCCGAGTTCAGGTCAGGCTGCGTCTCGCCGTTGAGGATCCGGTACACGGACGATTCGGTGATCCCGGTGCGGCGGAAGATGTCGGCTCGGGTCCTGTCGCCGTGGCGTGCGGCCACTTCGAGGACCTTGGGGATGTCCAGGCGGAACACGTACTCACCTCCTTCGCGGGCTTGTTGGCAGGGGTTGTCGCTGGTAGCAGGCGATTCCTTGCTCACGAGGGAGACTCTGTCATGAAACACCCTCCCTCGCAAGGGAGACTCCAGGGTAAGAAGGATGAGTTTTCGGGCGAACGTGCGTTCGAGTCCTGGTGTGGCCAGTGTTAACGCAGGTCAGTGTCCTGATCGCGACTCTTGCGAGCGAGGGATTCTCTAGCTACTCCCTAACTAGGGAGGTAGAGTCCGGGGACATGACCGATGCGACCCCCACGCGCGCGCAGCGATTCGCCGCCCTCGTCGTGCCAGAAGCCGAGCGCGCCGGCTACACCGGCTTCGGCGCCAAAGCACGCTTCGCGCGAGACACCGGCATGACCGAAAGCAGCGTCACGCGGCTTTGGCAAGGAAGCGCCGTACCCGACGGCCGGTTCTACGACGCCATCAGCCAAGCCACCGGCATCGACCTGGGCACCCTCCTAGTGGAGGGCGGGATTCTGTCACCCGATTCTCTTCAGTCACTGTCCGAAACGGATCGATCGCAGGTACAGTCAGCACTCACTCCGGAAGAAGCGGCTGACGGGCTGGGGATCAAGGTAGGACGCGAAGTCTTCTTGTCCACTGTCGAAGGCCTCAAGCGCCTCGAAGCCGATGCCCCTGAAGACCGCTCCGACCGGGGAGGGACGGCAGCGCAGATGTGATGCGGGGGTACGGATGGATCTCACGAGCGGCGCACGGACCACGGCGACGGCAGCGGTAGTAGTGATGCTCGGAGGTCTCAGCCTCACCGCCCACGGCATGTGGCGCGACCAGGCCCCCCACTCCCTCGCCGGAGTAGTCCTCAGCATGATCGGGCTGACCATCATCATCCTCGGCACCATCCGCCACTGGATCACCGACACCAGCACCGAACGCATCGCGCTCGGCGCCGCCCAGCGCCAGGCACAGGAAGAGCGCCGCACCTACATCGCCGCGAAAGCAGCCCTGGAAAACGACCACGCCCGCCTCTACCAGGACCTGGCCGCCGACCGGGCCGCCGACGCCCAACGCCTCAAAGCCGAGCGCGAGGCCATGTGGGCTGAACTCGAAGACGCGCGAACCGACCTGGTGAACGAGGCGATGACAACCCTGGCGACCTGGATCGTGGGCGGCAAAGTCCGGCCGCCCGAGCGCCGGGCCGACAACCTCATCCGCTTCCCGCACCAGGGCCAGGAGCCGCAGCATCAGCCAGAGCGGGCGCAGGAACACGGTGCGGCCGGTTCCTGAAACCGGGCTCGCCCGCGAACGCCAGCCGGATCCGTGAGACGTCCGGCCGGTTCGACCCCAGATTCGTCGACCGGTGCAGCCGGATCGTCACCACCTTGCGGATGATCTCCCGCTTCTGGTCCAGCGTCAGCCCCTGCACCGCGGGCTCCGTCTCCGTCGCAGGCCGCCCGTTCCACACTGCGTCAGGATCCGGGGACTCCAGCATCCGCAGCACGAGCGGCGACACCCCCGTGATGCTGCGCAGCTTCGCCCGCTCCGCGTCGAGCAGCGGCTGGATCTGCTCCTCCATGTCCGCGAGCGATGACGCCGACATCCGCATCCGGCCCGTCACCGGACTGATCGTGCGCGTCAACTCCCGTGCCTCCGCCAGCTGCTCCTCGTAGGCGTTCACCAGCCGTTGAGCGGCAGCTACCTTCTCCGCGGCGTCATCGCTCGTCGGTACCAGCGCGGCTCGGGCGGCCGCCCGGTTGGTGAACCAGTGGATGATTGCCTCCTCGACGTACGCGTTCACCACCGGCTCGGACATCGACGTGTCCCGCTTCGGCTCGCACGTCAGCTTCGGGTGCGACCGGCCGGTCACCGACTGCGCGCAGAGCATCGCGTGGTCCCCACACTCCCCGCACAGCGCCAGGTAGGTCAGCAGGTGCGACACCTCGGTGCCCCGCTGCGACCGCCGGCCGGGGTCCGACAGCTTGGCCACGACCCGGTTGAACATCGCCCGGCCCTGCGGTGTGTGCAGGCCATGGATCGGATCCCACGTCGCCTTCGTGTACGTGCCGCGGTGTGCCCGCTCCCCGAGGTAGGCCCGGTTCGTCAGCAGGGCTCGGACCGTGCTGAAGGTCCACTCTGCCCCGTCCGGGCGGGCGGCCTCCGGCGCCGAGTTCATCCACACCAGCAGGGAGCGCACCGACTTGCCGGAGTCGACGTGCTGGAAAGCGCTCAGCACTACGGGGCCCTGCACGGGGTGCTCGTACTGGCGGATGCACCGCTGCCGGCCGCCGACGTGGGCGTACTCACGCGCGTAGCCGAACGGCAGTCGGCCGTGAGGCTTGCCCTCGCTGGCCTGCCGTACAACCGTGCGGAGGTTGCGATCCTGGATCGCGTCGGCTTCGTCCTCGGCGTCGATCGCGTGCTGCGCGGTCGCCTTGCGGTCGTCTCTGCGGGAGAGGTCGTAGACCTGGCCGTTGTAGCAGAGGAGGACGTCGCGGGCCATGCACGCCTTGCGGAGGCGGAGGTAGGCGTCGAGGTCGCGGTAGTAGCGGGAGGCCTCGTAGGCGACGACGATACGGCGGACGCCGGGCGGTGCCGGGTCGTTCAGGATGGAGGCGATGAGGCCTTCGAAGTCGTCACGGATCTTCTTCGCGTGGCGGCTGGCGGAGAGGTCGGAGTCCCTGAACTCGCCGATGATGGGCCAGGTGTGGCGGTGGCAGAGTTCGCGTCCGGTGGCGAGCTGGTCGTCGACGGAGTCGCGTACTCCGGCGATGCCGGCGAACTCGTTCTCGCTGTTGCGGCCGTAGAGCCAGGCCTCGAAGCGGACGTCGGTGATGACGAGGTGGAGGTATTCGGGCGCGTACGGCATGCCGGAATGCTACCGACTTCCAGTACCCCTAACTAGTGTTGTCGCCCCACAAGCGTGATTACCCGTACAGGAGTGTGGGCTACGGGGGCGGCGCAGGGGGCTCGACCTCGGCAACCTCCGTGAGCAGGGCGAGCGTGTCGCCGAGCCGCGTACACAGACGGGTGATGATCAGGATCAGTTGGGCATGGTCCTGCTGCGGGAGATCGGCAGCCTGAGCGGCTTCGAGATCGCGGCGGGCGAAGCCGACGCGGTCGCGCTGGATGTTGGTGAGGGCGGGTCCGGTGGCGGCGCGGGCCTGCTCGTCGGTCATGTGTGGTCGCCTGTCGCCGTGCGGATGCGGGGAGTAGTTGGGGGGTGCAGACATCATCGTTGGCCTGCGGTTTCGTTTAGGCAAGAACGAAAAGATCACATCATCCGAACGAGTGTTTTAAGGGGCTCAGGGCTTGTGATCACGCCATGTCGTTGATCTAGAAATGTACGGTCGACGATACAGACACGCGATCATGATCCCGGAAGCGTGTGGCGGGTGCCGACCGCCCTCCCACCCGACAAGGTTCTCGCCCGCCGCCGGGCCATCGGCGTGCGCATCCGCGAGACCCGCCGGGCCCGGAAGCTGTCGCAGGAGAAGCTCGCGGAGTTAGCCGGCATGGACCGGCAGGCGGTCAACAGGATCGAGATGGGGCACCAGGCCGCGCTGATCGACAACCTGATCCGGATCGCTCACGCCCTCGACGTGCCCCTCGCGGATCTCGTCCGCTGAGGTGGGCCCGCCGCCGACGCGCCACGGGGAGAGACGCACAGCGGCGGGCCCTGGCCGCCCCCTCAGGCGGCCGTCCCGGGCCGGCCGGGTTGGGACACGGCCGGACCGGAAGTCACCAACGTATGCGGTGCTGATGGTTCGGGTGACGGCTGATCCAGACGTTGCAGTCGGACACCCCCGACCGGTCTCCCACCGCGGCAGCCAGGACCCGCCGCCGATCCAAGGCCGCACACTCGGCACAGCCGGGCTCCGGCCGGGGCGGCGTGAGCGGCATCTGCGGGGCGCTCCGCGGGACCCTCACCGGGTCGCCCCCACGGAGACCGCCCACAGCGCCTGCCGCTCACCGCACTGGCCCGGATCGTCGACGCACTGCTCACACTGGCCGGCGTGCGCGGCAAGTGCTTTGCGGGCCTTCTGGCGGACGCAGTCGGGGCAGGCGCGCGGGAACCAGTGGGAGTCGGCGACGCCTTGGATGGTGCCCGTCTGCTCGCCGAGGCCGCTCGCTGTCTCCGCGTCGAGGCGCTCGCAGCACCAGACGCAGTACGCTCCCCGGAGCTGCTCGGCGGTGAGCAGGTGCAGCCGTTCCGGGAGTGGCAGCAGGGCTAGGGCGTCGACGGTGCTGGGTTCGGCTGACATGGCTCACGCCTCCACGGTCACGGTGATCCGTCTCACACCAGTGACCGTAGGAGAGGCGCGCATGCCGAGGGGGTAGGACTCCTACCCCCTTGCGGAGGGGTAGGGTTCCTACCCCCTAAACGATCACACGGGCACGCCCAGATCCTGCGCCAGCACCAGCGCATCATCACGGACCATCCGCGGCCCCGTCTTCACCAGCCCCGGCAGCACCGACCTGGTGTGCAGGTTGTACTGGATCGTCTCCGGCGACTCGGAGAACGCCTTCCCCAGCAGCGACACCGCGGCCGTGCCCTCGCCGAGCATCCCGTGGGCGCGCGCCGACTCGATCAGATGGTAGGAGCGGCGCGTCGCCGACGGGATCTGCCCGAGGTCGAGGGACTCGGCGACCTCCAGCGCCTTCACCGGCTGCATCAGATCGCAGTGCATCGTGATCGCGTACCCGTCGACGATGCCCCGCCCGAAGATCAGCCACGGGTGGGCGTAGTCGTCCCCGAGCCGGCGTGCCGCAGCGTCGGCCTTGTCCCAGTACCGCCACGCGTCCCCGGCCTGCCCCGTCTTCGCATACGACAGGGCGACGGCGAGGTAGAGCAGCCCGCGGCGGGCGATGTGGTCGGGGTCGCTGTCGTCAGTCAGCAGGGCGGCGGCCTGCTCGGCGAGGTCCACGCGGGCCTCGGCTGCTTCACCCGCGTCGCGGTGGACGTGGTTGACGTACCAGGCTGCGGCCGCGATCGCGCGCGGGCTGTCGGCGTCCTGGGCGGCCGCCATGGCGCGGTCGCCGGTGAGGACGACGAGGTCTGGCGCGGGCTGGAAGGACAGGAAGAGTTGGGCCAGGTGGTAGGTCTCGGCGAGGGCAGTGAGGGCGCGGCGGCGGTCGGCGCCGTCCAGGGTGCGGGAGGAGTGCTGGGCGTCGGCGAGGAGGGCGGGCAGCAGCCGGACGATGCGGGTGCGGTTGCCTTCGACGGTGCGGCCGTGGGCGGTGCGGGGATCGCGGTCGTGCCACATCTGCCACGCCCTGCGCACCCGGGCGGTGAGGACGTCGGCGGGCTCCGGTTCGCGGCCGTCCGCCGTGAGCTGGTAGGAGGTGAGGGCCTGCTTCACCGTGGGCAGCTCGCCGTGCTCGGCCTTCGTGTACGTCGAGGCAGCGAGGCGTTCCTCGCCGGTCAGTTCGGTGATGTCCTCGACGCCGAGGACGTGCGCGAGGCGAAGGAGCTTGGGGAGGCGGGGCATTCCGATGCGGCCTGTCTCGATGGCCTTGACCCACTCGGTGGACTGGTCCATGAGGCCGGCGACGACGGTGCGGGTTTTGCCGGTGCGTTCGCGGGCGCGTTGGACGCGCTGGCCGAAGGTGAGTGCTGGGGGTGCGGTGTCGGTGTGCTCGGGCATACTGGACTCCGTTCTGACCTAGACACTCAGGACGGTACTCCGCTCTGGTGGCGGTGATGTGACGGTTGCGCCCCCTGCGCAGGCTTTGTGCTTGTGAGGGGGCGCTTCGCGTGTGCGGGGAAGTCGGCGGGATCGGGGTGAGTGATCGGCCTGGCTGATCGCTAGGCTGGTGGCATGCCCCCCACTCCTTCGCCTTGCGGTGCTGTGCGTTCGGCTGCGGCCGTGAACGCTGCGATCCGGGCGATCGTTGTGGGCGCGCAGGGCAGGCCGTGGCGGGAGGCGGAGCGGGCCCTGTATGGGCTGCTTCTGGAGGAGTGGGTGGCGGCGCTCCGGGCGGAGGAGATGAGCGTCGCGGCGTGACCCTGTAGACAGGACTACAGGCCGCCTGTAGAGTGGTCTACAGATGGAGCGAGGGGCGCTCCAAGAGGGGACCACCATGCAGCGCTACGAACTCGACGCCTTCCTCGGCGACGACCACGGACTCAACGAGGACCAGATCACCGAACTCCTCGCCAAGGCCGACGAGATCGAAGAGCGCTGCGACGCAGACCCGGACGAGATGAGCGAGGAACTCGTCGCCGCCTACCGCCTCATGAGCGAGGAGCCCAACGCCGTCGTGGCCGAACTCGCCCAGCGTCGACTCGAAGCCAGCGTCGCCGAAGCCAACGCCCTCGCCGGGCTCCGGCAGGCCGCCATCGTGCTCATCGGCCGAGGCGACGCCACCGAGTCCGGGTTCGCGCGGCAGGCCGGAGTCGACCGCATGACCGTCCGGAAGTGGCTCGGCAAGAAGTAGCGGGCAGCCGTATGCCTCCCGTGGGGAGCCGGGAGGCGCGGCGGGCCCCACCGGGTCGCAGCAACCCGGCAGGGCCCAGCAAGGGGAGTACCCGCCCGGGGGGATGGCGGCTCCCGCACCCACACCATGCACCACAAACCAGCCACCGCGATAGATCACGACCGAAAGTAGATGACGCCACCTCATCGACCGGTTCGTCCGATACCGTCATCCCGCTGACGACCTGGTGGGTCCAACACCCAAGCCCCCGGGGTGGTGCCCAGGGGCATCTCTTATGCGTACTGCCTGCGCTGAGGGTCAAGAGCCGACAACAGCCCCTGCCCATTCCCTGGCTCGTCATCCGGCTCCGGCGCCCCATCACGACGGCACACCAGCGCGTCCGGGTCATACGACGGAGCCTGCAAGCTGTAGCCGTCCGGACAGGCAGGACCGGCCGGACCCCGGTCGCCCGTGTCGCCCTTCTCCCCCTCGGCCCCAGCGGGACCGGAAGGACCGTCCGGCCCGACAGGACCAGCGGGCCCCGGCACCGTCGAGTCCGCGCCGTTCCGCCCCGCAGGGCCCGTCGCGCCCGGGGCCGGTGTGATCGTCGGAGCGGCGACCCCCGGATCGCCCTTGTCACCCTTGGGCCCCGGCGGGCCCGGGATCGGCACCGGTACTTCTGCCCGCGCGGGCAGATCCTCCACCGCCTGCGTCGGATCCGGCGCAACGGGCGTCGCACCTTCCGCCTTCACCTGCGCCCGAAGCGCCCGCACATCCCCCGCCAACGTCGACACCGCCGTACCCCGCAGGTCAGCCTCACGCGCCAGGTCCTGCCGGGCGTCCGCCTCCCGGTGGATGAGGAGCAGCGACAACGCCACCCCGCCGCCGAGGATCAGCAGTGCAGCCACCATCCACAGCAGGCGTCGGTTCTGATATAGCACCAGCTCGGTCCGCGTCATGGCGCGCCTCCGAGCTGCGTGACGAGCCCGCGCAGCCGTGAGACCTCCGCCTCCAGCGCGGACACCTTCGCCTCCGCTGCCGACGCGCGCGCCTCCGCGGTCTTCTCGTCCATCTCCGCCTTGTCCCTCTCGGCCACCAGCCGCTGCGTCAGGCTGTCGTATCCCGTCACCGCGCTGGTCTCCCTGGCCGCCCGGTTCGCGCCGCGGTTGCCGTACATGGCGGCGGCCGCGGCCACCGGTCCGGCGATCAATGCGCCGATCGCCGTCAGCACGGCCGCGTCCACGCCACCACCACCTCCCCGACGCGCTCACGGGTCAGCTCAGACTGCCTTGACGACGCTGGACTCCTCCACCCTCAGCGCCGGCACCGGGGCCGTCACCTCCCGGTGCTCGAACAGCGCCAGCACCGCCGCGACCAGCGACATCCAACCCGCCTGCTCCTGCGCCGACATGTCCAGACCGAAGCCCAGGAACAGAGCCAGCATCGCGCTGGCGAGCTGGAGGATCGCCGCGCCGGCCGCGCCCGTCTTCAGGACCAGCGCCGACGCGACCGCGACGAGGCAGGCGAGGACGGTGTTGATGAGGGTCTGCTGCTCCTCCGTGACGTCGAGGCCGTAGGCGGCGGCCAGCTTCAGGCCGATCGCGACGACGGCCAGGATGTACACGGGTTCACGCCCGAATACCTTCATGTCAGTTCTCCTTCTGCGCGAGCGCGTGGGTGTGCGCGTCGAGACGCGCGTACTTCTCTTCCGTGCTGTGGCCGTCCCACGTCCCCGCACCTACCGTGACGTGGGCGAACAGATCGATGTCTGCCGGGTTGACGTGCCACGACACCTGACCGGTCGGCAGGTCGATGAAGATGACCGGCCAGTCCGGGGCATCCGGGTCCGCGCGGTACACGAGCATCGACGGATACTCGGCGGCGAGGTGCGCGATGAGGTGGTGCCGCTCGCGGTAGACGATCTGGAGCGCGTCGACGGCGGTCACGCGCTGTCCTTCAGTGCGTCGCCGAGCCGGTCCAGCGCCGCCTCAGCCCCGGCCTGAGCAGCCGCCTGAATCTCCGATGCGTCCAGCCCGCCGCCCTCGGCGAGCTTCCCCACAGCAGCGCTCAGCGCGGCCACCTGAGCCGTCAGCGCAGCCGTCGCCTTATCCACCCTGCGGCCCACAATCTCCGTGTTCCGCACCGCCGTCGCCAGCGAGATGAACGGGTTCACCGAGACGGTGTCCGTGTTGGGGTTGGCGATGATCCCGTCGATTGTCAGGACCCTCTTCGCGACCTTCGTCGCGTCGTCGTCGGACAGTGCCACGTCGTCCTCCTCGGGGACGGTCTGGCCCTTCGCGAGGGCGAGCAGCTTGGTGAAGTCGATGGCGCCCGGGTCGCCGTGGGTGTTCTCCGGAACGTGCATGTGGCCGCACACGCCCTTGAAGCCGTTCCACTGATCGAACGTGAAGCGCTGCCCGCCGCCGTTCGCATACGACGTGGGGTACGCCGGCCACTTCGACGGCCCGACGAGCGGGACGCCGTGCTCGGCGTTCAGCCACTTCAGGAACACCGCCAGGTCGGCAAGCGCCCAGTCCGGGGCTTCCGGCCAGTAGATGTGTTCGGCGCTGCCCCAGTTGCGGTGCGTGGCCGGGTCGCAGGTGCCGACGAGCTCGACTTGCACGACGTTCAGCGTGTTCGTCTCCACGCCGCCGCTGAGGTTCACGAGCGCACGGCTGGAGCGGTCGATGTCGAAGTGCTGGAACCAGCGCAGCTTCCGGGCGGCGAAGTCCGGCACCGCCGTCAGGTTCGGCGCGCTGCCGCCACCCCCGTAATCCGGCAGCGTCCGGCCCTCCGTCGTGTGCAGGCAGGCGACGTTCACCTCCATCACGTCGCCACCGAACCGGTTCTGGTAGAAGTAGGCGGTCGACGCGCCCGGGTACTTCTGCGGGCCAGTGGCCATCACACGGCCTCCGTTCTCGGGGTGTACCGGCGGACAGTGAGCCGCCCGTAGGGGTCGACCGTGAGCCGGTCCTCGGCGACACCGTCGCCGTCCTTGTCCCACGCAGTGGAGTGCGCGTCCGCCCGGAGCACGATCACGATCCGGTGCCCGACAGGCCAGTCCACAGGGACCACGTAGGGCACGGCCACGGCGAGGGTGATGTGGTGGGTGTCCTTCGTGACGTTCTCGCCCACCGACCCGGCCTCGCCGTCCAGCCGCCACCACGGGCGTACCGACACCGCCGGCACTGTCCCGTCCGGGCCCGGCGCCGGGTCGCAGTCGTAGGCCCACAGGTGCGCGCCCAAGCCGACGTTGTAGCCCTCGTCGTTGGTGGCCTTCATCCACGCGGACACGTCGAGGAGGTCACCCGCCTGGACGGGGACGACGACCCGCATGACGGTCTTCCACGTGCTGGTGGACAGGTCGATGACCAGGTCGGCAGGGACGACCTCGTTGGTCGTGTGGAAGCCGGTCAGATCGAGGGCGCCGGCGTTGATGACGGTCATCAGACCTCCTCGTAGATCGTGACGAGGATCTTCGTGAACGCACCCAGCACCTGGATGCCAGTGCCAGCGCTCATCGACGCCCGCAGCTTGAACGTGTGCGAGCCGGCGGTGCCCACGGCGCCGCGCCAGATCTGCGTGTCCGTGCCGAAATCCGTCGTCACCTCGCCGCTCCAGCGCGCGTTGCCCAGGACGCTGGACCCGTCGAGCTGGAGAACCCCTGTAGCGAACGACGTGGTTGCCGAGGTGATGTCGAACGCGAACACGCCCTGCACCACGTAGTAGGCGCCGCTCGTCTCCGTCGTCAGCGTCACCGACGCGCTCGTCACGTCCGCCTCCGTCGTCGACAGGGCGATGTTGCCGCTGCCAGTCGCGTCGTACACGGCGGGCTTCAGCCGGTTGATGCGGGCTGCGGTGATGCGCTCACCAGCGAGATAGACCATGGGCGCTCCTCAGGCGATCCGCAGCAGTTGCAGCGACGAGTCGGTGAACAAGGTGACGGGACTGGCGTCAGAGGTCTGCTGCGACCAGTCGAGGGAGTACGTGCCACCGACGGAGCCGACACGGATAGTCGCCTTCAGGAGCAGCGTCAGCGCCGTCCCAACACCCAGGCAGCCGAAGGACTTGGCGGCCGCGATGTCGTTGGATTCGATACGGAGCGGATAGCCGCGGGACTGCACCGAGTCGCTGACGATCGCTGGCGTGGTGTTGAAGCTAACGACCGGGGAGTGGCCCGCGCCCCAGCCGAACCACTCGCCCTCCGTGCCACTGGGCACGGTCCAGTCGAGCAGCAGGTCGGCCGCGGTCGGGCCGTCGTACTTCAGCCAGCCGTCCAGCGTGTACACCGCGCCGGCAGTCAGCGTGAACTGAAGCTGCGTATCCGCAGCTGGCGTCGTGACCGCTGCGCGTGGGAGGTCAGAGGTCCTCCGCGCGACGAGCGGCTGCGCGGAGGAGAGCAGCGACGCAGTGAGCCGTCGCCCGGCCAGGTATGTCGGGTACGCCTCAGGCATTCGTCCTCCTCACAGCGAGACGATCGTCGGATAGGCCAGCCGGATGTCCTCGCCCGCCACCTGGGCTTTCGAGACCCCGTTCACCGAGCGCGTCACCGTGAAGATCTGCGGCAGCTGAAGGTCGAGGTTGTCGTAGGACACGATGGGGTTGACGTTGCTGTTCGCGACGTCGGAGATCGACCGCAGCCCGAAGAACGGCGAGTTGGTGAGCGCGGAGTCCGATGCCGTGATCTGCCACTCCGGGGTCTCAACCGCCGACGCCAGCCACGCCTTCGCCCGCAGCACAGCGCCACGCCCCTGGAACCGCACCCGGTAGAAGGTGCCAGCCACGTAAGCGTCCGGCAGGGCATACGTGCCCAGCGTCGTCTGCACGTCGTTCACGCGCTTGCGGATCGTCAGGCTGAGCGTGTTGGCCGTCGTGAACTCCAACTGCGCGGTGTACATGTTGCTGCTGTCCACGTAGCGGGCAGCCAAGCCACCGTTCAGGGAACCGCCCGTCGCGGTCGCCGAGGTGGTGATGCTGCCGTAGAAGTCGAAGTCGCTGTACGCGGTACCGCCGTCGATGAACGACCGGCGGGACGCGCCCGTCGTCGACAGCGTGTGCCCGCCGGCGCCGGACGCCACGTTGAAGTCGCCGGCCACCCCGCCCGCCGTCGACCACGTCTGCCCGTTGTCGGAGGTGCCCCAGCCACTGGACACGCTCCGCGTGAACGTGTCGTAGAGGAAGCTGCTGATGTCGGTGACGGTCATGATTTCGCCGCCGCACCGCACCTGGAACGGGAACTCGGCGTCCGTCGTCGTCCAGCGGGCGTAGTCCGTCGTCGACGGCGTCACCACCAGCTCGGTGTCCGCAGCGTCCACGGCGAGGAGCAACGCCGACCCGTCCGTGTCGACGCGGGCCGCATCCTGGTCGAGGACGCCCACCAGGTAGGGGGAGGCTGGCGCGCACACGAAGGTGATCACATGCTGGAATTTGGTCAGCGACCTTGGGTCGATGCCGAGGATGATCTGGTCGATCGCCCCCGGCGGCAGCCACGCGGGCGGGTTCTGCACCTGGATCCGGTCGCCCTGCCGCAGCCCGAGCACAGCCTGTTTCAGGGCCGGGTTGTTGACGAAGCTGTCGCGCGCCAGGTTCACGCTGATCTTCGGGTAGCGGGGTTCATCGACCGTTCCCATGTGGACGCGCCACGCCGCCTGACTCGCGCCCTGCCCCGACGAGGACAGGTTCAGGGTGACCTCGCTGCCGTACACCCCCACCCCAGTCGGCGGGAGCTGCACGGACAGCGGGCCGTCCGTCGCCTCGTAGGTCGCGCTCACCCCGGACACCGTGACGGTCACCTTGTTCGCGATGTACCGGTCGTCCTCCACCGGCGTCGGAACATCCTCCGAGAGGTCGTTGCCCACGTAGTCCAGCACCAGCTGCGGGTCCTGGTTGCACAGGGCGACCCGGGTCCGGTAGCCGATCCCGCCGCGCGCCTCGTACAGCATCCCGCCGTCGGCGAGCTCCGCCTCGCGGAAGTGCGTCAGTGCGTTCTGCTTGGGCTGCGCGCCCATCGCGACCGTGTCGTCCAGGTCCCCGATCCACTCGAACGGGATGCCCTCCTCCGCGCACAGCCGCTGGATCCGGCGCCCCGCAGTCTCCCCGACCGGGTTGAGGTGGACGCCGAGGAGCGTGACCGGGGTAATCGTGTCCTCGACCGTGACGTGCCCGATCGCCACATCCGTCAGCCCCGACGTACCGATCGGACCCACCGCCGACCGCGAAGCCGGACCGAACTGGACCTGAGTGACCCGGGAAACGCCCGCCGCGCCACCGTCCGAGACGTCATACGAGCGCTGCTCGGTCAGGTCGTACAGGCGCAGTGCGCGGGTGATGACACCGCCGCTGTCCTGCAACTCGATGCTGACGTACAACTGGCGGCCGCGGACGTCGAGCGTGTGCGCCAGCTCGAAACCCAACAACGCGCCGTCGCCGTCGCACTGGCGGAGATACAGGGTGGTCCCGGTGGTGGTGTAGAAGAGTTCCCAGAACAGGGTGCCGCCAGTGTCCTCCTGGTCGACCGCGCAGATGACCTTGCCGTCGGTCAGGCCCTCCGCCGGAATCCGCACCAGGAACCGGACCTGCGTCATCGTCGGCTCGCTGTACCTCGCGACACCGCCCGTCAGCACGTTGCCCGCCATCAGGACCACCGGATCCGCCGCGGCAAAGTCGTCGTAGCCCGCCAGCGTGGGCGTCCCGGTGAACGTCATCGGCGACCCGGAGACCAGCGGCGACGCCAGCGTCGTCGACCCCGTCGTGTCCTCGCACGGCCAGTACGCCCGCAGGTTCGACGACAACGGCTCCGTGATCGCGGTGCGCATCACCGAGTACGGCGGCGGCGGGGCCTGCGCGAGCCGCCACATCGGACCCGAGACGGTGACGTCCACCCACACGTCGTTCCCCGACCGATCCCAGGACGGAGCCCACGAGGTGACATCACCCCAGATCACATAGGTTTTGCCGCCGACGCCGTCCGGGACGCTGATCCGCATCGGGGTGTTCCGGCCGATCGCCCCGTAGTAGGGGCCGGACGGATTCCGGGGGCTGAAGCGGGCGTCGTCGTTGCGCAGTTGCAGGCGGGCCACCGCGAACTCGGCCGAGGCGCCCTCCGACCGGATGCCGCTGGTGATCTCGACCTTGCCGTTGTCGTCCCGCACCATGCAGTACGACGTGATGTCCAGCCACTCCCCGCGCACCCACAACTCCACGACGACCGGCTCGCCGCTGGACGCCTCGCCGCCTCCGCGAGCACCGGGCCCGGGAAGGTTGGCAAGACGACGGCGGAACGCCGAGACGAAAGGCGCGATCGGGGTCGGCATCAGTTCAGCCCACCTGCTGGAAGGTGATGAACGTGCGCATGTCGGAAGCAGTCGTCGGGGTCGTCGCCCGCACCCGCAGGAAACGGGAGACCGCGATGATCGGCCGGTCGTCCGGCATGAACGTCCGCACGTAGGAGAGCCCGGACTCGCCCGATACCGAGGACAGGGACACCGTGTCGAACACGCGGGTTGCCGTGATCGAACCCTCCGCAGTCGCCGTGTAGCCGGTCGCCGACGTACCCACCGTCAGCAGCGTCGTCGGCCCGTTCGGGTCCAGGTTGACCACGCCGGTGGCCGCGACGTGCGCGGTGACCGTGGCCGCAACGTCCGTCTGGAGAAGCTCGACCACGCCGTCGGCGCCGGGCGGGTCGTCGAGGCTGAAGCCCCACTCCAGGATCTGGATCTGCGTCGTGCTGGGCGTGGCCAGTTGCAGCATCGTCTTGATCGCGGTACCCGTCGTGACGCTGGCCTGGGCCGCCGTCGTCGGGGCCGGACCGTTCCACACGGTGAATGGCACGTCGTCTCCTACCTGTCTCGTTGCCCGAGGGCGTTCTGCACGTTGCCGCCACGCCCGCGGATCAGCTCACGCAGCGGCTCGAATGTCTGCTGGGCGACGACCTTCCCGTCGAGCGTGATCGTCTGATGCACGATCACCGTCTGCGCGCCGCCCACGGCCGTGGCGCCGCCAGCTCGGCGCGGGGCGTTGAGCATCGACGCCCACGGCGCCGCCGCCTTCCGCTGCGAGTCCGGGTTCGACCACACCCGCGCCCCGGCCGGCAGATCCAGCAGCTCCGGCCCCTGCTCGCCCACCCACGTGAGGCCGCCCCGCACACCACCGGACGCGGCGCCGCCGATGATCCCGCCGGCCGCCTTCTTCCCCGGCGCCCGCGAGATGACCTTGTCGAGGTTCTTCGCCAGGCTGGCCATCGTCGCTTCGAGCTTGTCCTGGCTCTTCTGCAACCGGCTCGTCGCTGCGGTCTGCGCCTTGATCGCCTGTCCGTACACCGTGTCCGCGGTGGTCTTCCCTGCGGCCGTGGCTGCCGACGTGATCTGCCCCTGAAGGGAGTTGATCGCCTTGATGTCGTTCGAGCCCGCCGTCATTAGCGCGCCCGCCGTCTCCAGGCCGCCGCCCTCGATACCCGCCTCGGCGATCTGCCGGATCAGCGACGACGACAGGCCCTTGCTCTTCAGGCTAGTGAGGGCCTTGGAGAACGCGGTCGCCTTGTCCCGGTTGTCGGTCAGACCCTGGAGGATGCCACCGACGGTGACGTTCTTGCCCGCGTTGCCGCTGGTGATGTTCGCCGCCGACAGCACCCCCGACTTCACCGACGACGACAGCTGCGACGACGCTGACTTGAGGTCCTTCAGCTTGTCCTTCGCCCCGTCCAACGCCTTGTTCACGCTGGTGAGGGACTTCTCGTGGGCCATGAGCTTCTTGCCCACCGAGTCCAGCGTCCGCAGCAACCTTGCCTCGGTACCCCCGGACGTCTTGTCCTTGATCCGGGAACGGACGTCGGACAGCGTGGACTTCAGCGAGGACATGTCCGACGGCGAGCTGAGCCCCTTCATCTGTCCCTTCGTCAGGCCGCCGCCCGCGAACCACTCCACGTTGCCGCCGAGGATCCCCACCGTCTCCTCGGCGACCGCCCGGGAACGGGGCCGCTTCGCCGGGCTGAGCGGGATGTACGCCTCGCCGCCCGTCTCCGGCTCCGCCCACATGCGGAACGTAGGCTGCGCGATCTGCGCAACATGCTGCTCCATGCCGCCGTCCGCGTAGGAGCGGCCCGCGTAGATGTTGCCGTCCGCCGAGCGACCCGCCGTCGACCCCAGGTAGGTGCCAGACGCGACGTTCGGGTTGCCGCGGATCTTGTAGGTGGTGACGACGTATGTGTTGGCGGTGCGCCCGTTGAGGTTGTTCAATGCGGTCGACACCGCGCCGATGTTGCCGAGCGACTGGCCGTTCGCCGTGTACACCCTGGTGCTGCCGTCAGGTAGCTGCTCTGTCTTCAGGCCGACCGCCTCCAGCGCGGCGATCGCCGCACCGTTCAGCGTCGACACCGTCACCTCGTGCGAGTCCGGTGTGGCCTGGATCGCGGTGCGCACTTCCTCCAGCCCGGTGATAGCCTCCTCGCGCTCCAGCTTCACCAGCGTCGCGATATCCGACGGCACGCCGAGCAGCGTGTTCACGTACTCCTCGGCCTTCTTCTTGTTTCCGTCGAAGGCGTCGATGGCCAGCGCCATCATCGACTCGCGCAGCTCGGACGACTTCTTCGTCATCGACCCGAGCGACTCGCCCGCCGCGACGCCGGCCGCGATGAACTCGTCCTGCGACTTCGCCGCCGCGGACATGGCCTGCCCGTTCGCCCGGCCGGCCTCCGTGTTCAGGTCGAGGGTGGCGCCGTTCTTCTCGAAAGCCGCCGAGAGGCTGTCGAGCGATGCCTCGAACCCGATCTGCGCGTCGTAGGCCGACCTGTTGGTGTCGTTCAGGGCGAGGATGCTGGCGCGCAGCCCGTCCGCCGACTGCCTCTGCGCTTCCAGCGTTGCCGATGTCGACTGCGCGGCCGCGCCGAAGACACCCATGCTGTCGGCCGCAAGGTCCTGCTCGAACTTCACGTCGGCGAGCGCGCTGTTGTAGCCGTCCATCTGCGACTTGAAGTCGGCCGCCTTGCCGCCGCCGTCGACGTACTCCTTCGACAGGCGGGCGAACGCGGCCGCAGCCATGTCGGCCTTGCCGCCGCGCACGAGGTTGGTCAGGCCCTCGTCGATGCCCTTCAGCCGGTCCTCGGCCTCGGAGTGCGGCGTCGAGTCGGCCATGCCGAGGGAGAAGACCTTGACGAGTCCCTGCTGGATCTTGTCGGTGGTGGACGGGTCGCTGATGTTGCGGACCGAGTCGTACAGGCTGTCGAGGTCCGAGCCGAACAGGCGGGCCGCCTCGCCGCTGGCCTTGCCCGTGCGGCCCAGCTGGCCGAGGCTCGTGGTCAGCTTCTCCACGTTCGGTGGCGCCTCCCGGCCCACCTCCGCCAGCTTCCCGAACGCCACCGCCACCGCGGCCACACCGGCCACCACGATGCTGGCCTTCGCCGCCGTGCCCAGAGACAGAAACGCAGCCTTCAACCCCGCCAGCCCACCGCCCGCCGCAGTCGACACAGCCGACAGCGCGGTGATCCGGGCTCCGAGCGTCGCGATCCCACCCGAGACGGCCGCAGCCCCCGCGCCCGCCACCGTGACCAGCTTCAGCGCGACCGCAGTCTGCATCAGCACGGTCACCAGCTCCGGCGGCAGCGACGCCACCAGATTCGCCGCCGCGTTCACCAGCGTCAGCATCCCCGGCCCCGCGTCCGCCGCAGCCTCCACCAGCGTCGACACCGCATCGGCCATGTTGCCGAGCGTCTCCCGCAACGCGGGCCCGTTCGCCTCGGCGTACTCCATGAACGCCTGCACCGGGCCACCCGCAGTACCCTCGGACAGCGCCCGGGAGAAGTGGATGATCCCGTCGACCGCGCCCTGCAACGACTCGTTCGCGAACGTGCTGATCTTCTCGGACAGCTTGTCGAACCCAGGCGACGCCATCGCCCCGCCCGCCACCGTCACCAGCCGGTCCAGCTGCGACGACGCACCCTTCACCATCGGCGTCAGCTTCGGCAGCAGCTGCCCCAGCAGCGTGAAGCTCTTCTCGACCGGGACCATCGTGAACGAGGCCAGCTCGTCCGACCACCCCTTGGTCTCGCTCTTGAGGGTGCCCATCGCCACCGCGGCCCGCGCGGTCGCCTGCGGCATCGACGCCAGCGAATCCGACAGCGCGCGCTGCGCCTCGGCGGCCTGCTTGCTGCCGCGCCCGTGCTGCGCGACGGCGTCGTTGTACTTTTCCTGCGCCTTCGAGGCGTCCGACAGGTGGCCCGCCTGCCCGGCCACTGCCGCACCGAACGCCGCCACGGCGAGGCTCGCAGCGCCGGCCTTGACCGCGATCGGCGCGAGCGCCGCGCCGAGCGGCACCGCGGCCGTGGCCAGCGGGATGATCGACCCCTTGACGCCGCCGATGGCCGCGGACAGCCGGTTCATCGAACCGGTCATCGCCGAGCCCTCGGTGATGAACCGGCCGCGCATGTCCCGCAGGCGGCCCTCTGTGTCGCGGAACGCTCGGATGACGTCGCCGTTGTCGGCGCGGATAGTGATCGTTACATCGTCGCCGGTCATGGGGCGTCATCTCCTTCCGCGGGGTCGGGGTCGTCGGGTGTGCCGAGGCGTTCGATGCTGAGCAGGCGCAGCAGCCGCACGTCTTCTTGGAGCAGGGTGGTCAGGGTGTAGCCGGGGAACCGCTTGAGGAGACCGAGGAGCGAGCGCGCCTCGATCAGCTCGCCCGGCTCTCCGACAACGGAGCCATCGGGATTTCGAGCACCTCCGAGGTGCTTCCAGAGGTGGAGCTTTCGGGCAAAGGGTCGGAGCTGTGGACCCCCACAAGTGCCTGAATCCACGCACTGTTCAGGGCGAGGATGAGCCGCTTGTCGCGGCTATGCGCCTCGCTCACGGGGATGGGCAGGTCCTGGCTGTCGGTGAGGTTCCAGCTCACGAGCGCCTTGAAGAAGCGCTCCAGGGTGGCGCCGTCGGTGTCGCCGCCGTTGCCGTCCCAGCCCATCGCGACGGCGTACTCGTCGATGGTCATGGAGCGGAGCGTCGCTTCGAGGCCGTGGTAGCGGTGGCCGTCCTCGAAGCGGACGGTGACGGTGCTGTCGGGCTCACGGAATCCCATGGTCAGCTCCAGGTGGGGACGGCGCCGTTGGCGAGGGAGAACGGTGCCGAGTACGTGAACTCGCCGGACTGCGCGCGGGTGAGCGCGTAGTCGGTGATGAGGCACTCGTTGTTGAGGGTCTGGCCGGAGATGACGATGCCGATGCTCCGGGTCACCGACGTGGAGCCGACGGTCTTGAGGACGTCGTGCGCCAGGTTGGACCCGTCGTCGAAGACGCCGTTCATCGTGCCGCTGAAATCTGCGAGGAGCAGGATCCGCTCGATCGCGGACTTGTCGATGCCGGTGGCGTCCTGGACGCCGCGGGGCATGGACCAGTCGAGGTTGGTGACGTCGTTGCGGATGTCGCGTGCGTTGCCGCCGGAGTCGTCCACGTTCAGCGTGGTCCACCCGAGGCCCGATTCCTTTGCCATGGTTCACACCCTTCTGCGATAGTGCCGGGCCTCAGCCGCGGCGGCGGTCCTCGTTGAACCGGCCAAGCTCTTCCTGCACGTTCTCCACCCAGTCCTGCGCCCGCGTGTGCACGCGCCGCCGGCCGGTGGGGTTGCCCCGGAAGTCCCCGTCGCGGACGAGGTACAGCTCCGGGCGCGTCTTGTGGTCGGCGAAGCAGCGCTGACCCGAGTCGAACCGGAACGCTGTCAGGCCGTCGCCACGCGGCATCTCGCGGAAGGTTCGCCCCGACTGCTGCCGGATGTACGCGGCCTGCGCCTGCCCGAGGTCCGTGCGCTCGTCAATGACGGACTCCCAGCCCTGCCGCCACTGCTCGCAGCTGATCTCCTCGCACACGGTGCGGACTGCCTGATCCGGGCGGGACCGGATGCTGAACGTCTGGTACGCCTGCACCGGGCCCTGCGCCGGAAGACGGAACGGATCACCCATCGCACACCCCCTCAGAAGCTCGTCGCGGTCAGGTTGGCCGTCGCCGCGACCGCGAACACCAGGGACGTGAATCCCCCCGTCGTCACCGTCACCGCCCGGACATACCGTTTGATCTCCGTGCCCGCAGCGATCGCGATCCGCTGAGCCGTCGGCCCGGCCGTGATCTGCGTGAACCCGCCGCCTGTGATGTCGGCGTACGCGTCGGTGCCGCCGTTGTCGTGGGAGTGCTGCAACTTGACCGTCACATCGGTGCCGGCGAACGAGAACACCTGTAGGTACGCCTGCCCGCCGTGGACCGTGTGCGAGCTGATGTAGGCGTTGCCCTGCTTCGTCCATGTCCGCGGCGTGGCGTCGGTGACCGTGTTCGAGGATGCCGATGCGATGGGCGCGGCCACCGACGTGCCGCCGATCCCGGAGAGCACCGACCCTTGGAAGAACTTGCCGGCCGTCCGGTTCACGGTGCCCGCGGTCTGCGAGCCGATCTCCAGGACTGCCGTCGACGCGAACACCGAGGTGGTGGCGCCGTTGAGCTGCTGAACACCGAGGGCGGTCCAGGTGGAGCCGTCCTCGCTGGTGTAGAAGTTCACGGCGGCGTCGGAGGCCCCGTTGTCGACGTCGAGGGTGGCGCGCACCCAGTGCGTGGTCCCGTTGGTGAACCCGGTCGTGGCACTGGACGTTTCCGTCTTCTCCGCCGTGCCGTTCTCCGACCAGCGGAAGATCAGCGCACCCGTAGCGGTGACCGCGAGCGCATACGACCTCTGGTTGCCGGTCGCCGTGTACTTCGCGATCAATGTCGACTCCGACGCTGGCGTCCAGTCATCCAGCGCCACGCGGGCCCGCAGGTCGAGGTCGCCGACGATGTCCAGGCTCGCGGCGTCGGGCGTGGACGCGTAGTCACCGGACGTGCCGGACAGGAACAGGAAGTCCTCGCCGTCGTAGCCGAACTCCACTCCGGTCCCACTCGCCGCCCCGGTGTCGGTGCGCTGTCCGGCGGTGAGGAGATCGCACCACTCCAGGCCGTAGCCGTTGGCCTGCGACGACACGCTGATCGTCAGCGAACCGTCCTGGCCCCGGGTCGGGTTGTAGTCGATCTGCTTGCCGACCATGCACGCCGCGGGAGCCCCGAGGCTGGTGGCGGTAGCCCACATCTCGTGCCGGTCGGTGGTGGGCAGCGCGGACAGCACGGGGTGCGCGGCCGCCGCAGCCGGGTTGAAGAACGACGTCCAGGACAGGCGGCCGTCCCGGAGCAGGCCCACCCTCTCGTAGGCGCTCTTGTCGATGCCGGTGACATCCTGTGTTCCGGCGAGGCCGCAGCCGATTTCGTTGCCGGCGCCGGTGTCACCGGACAGGTTGTAGCCGCCCAGGTAGAAGTTCTGCGCGAGGCCACTCTTCTTGGTCATCAGGCCCCCTGAGCCCATGCGTCGTTGATGATCAGCGGGATGGTGAGCGTGGCCACCCGGTAGGTCGTGGAGTCGAAGCGCGTGAAGCCGAACTGTGCGGACAGCGGCGTCCCGTGCGCGCCAAGCAGGTCGACGTTGCGGACGCTCCCGCCGAACTCGAAGTCGGCCGAGTACGCGGACATCAGACTGTCGACCGCGCCCGTCACCGCGATGTCGACGTCGTCCTCGGGCTGACTGTCGGCAGGCATGAACACCCGGCCGGTCAGCTCCAGCCGGCCGGTGCCCGCGCGCAGACCAGAGGCTGCCGGGACGGGTGAGATCCGGGAGACCCACAGGGCGTAGACCAGACCGGAACCCGGTGCGGACACTGGTTCGTGGCCGAGGACCTGCGTGAACAGGCCGAGGGTCTGCGCGTGCGACATGGCCACGCCGCGGTAGGTGAGGAGATCGAGGGCCACGGGCGATCACATCCGTCCCGTGTAGCGCCTGAGCAGGCGTTCGCCGATGCCGCGCTTGCGGGCGTTGAGCTTGTCGCGGGTGACGATCCAGTGGTCGTAGCCCTTGAACTTGGTCACGGGGTAGTTCCTGCTCCCGATGCCAGCCAGCCACGGCCCGTAGATGACTCGGTTGTCCCAGATCTTGTTGCCGTCGATGACTTCGATCCGGGTCCGGTAGTAGGGGGTCTGGGTTCGCAGGACGCGGTCGAGTTCGTCGAGGAGGATGGTGCGGCCGTCCTCGGCCAGTTGCCGCTCCAGGTGGTCGACGTAGGCGTTAGCAGCGGCTCGGGCGCGGCCGTCGAACATGGGGCCGCGGCCGTTGGTGGAGACATCGAGGCGCATCAGCTACACCGCCCTCGTGCGGGCCTTGCGGCCGTGGCTGGTGTACACGCGGTCCCGAAGCTGGATGATGCCGCGGCCTGCCACCTCGCGCTCGGACTCGCCTGCGCCCGCGGTGCGCGCATATCCGGAACGGCCCTGCATGAGGTCGACGAGGGCCTCGGCGACGCACAGTTGCCGGACGGGGCCGGGGGGGTCCCACCGGTACACCGGCGCTGCGGTGAGGTGAGTGGCTGCGGTGGTGCCGAGCGCACCCCGCTCCACGGTCAGAGTCCGCGGGGCGTAGATGGTGGCACCGACGCTGTGCGCGGCGATTGTGGAGCCGTCCCACGCCCGCGTCACCACGAGGGTGTTGCCTGCGATCTCATCGACCCGCATCCGTTCGCCGTCGATGAGGATGGACTCGCCGGCCGCGAACGCCGTCCCGGACTGCACGGTGACGGTGACGGAGTTGTTGGTGTTGGTGAGGCCGCTGCCGCCGAGGGTCTGCCCGGTGTCGAGCTGCGTCCGGCCGGTGACGATGACCCGCTCCGAGTCGATCCGCAGCAGCGAGCCGACGCCGACTGAGGCGGAGGTGGCGGCATCGACGTCGATGCCGGTCTCGCTGCTGTCGAGAGCCTCGATCGTCGCGCCCACGCTGGTCTCGTCGTTGCGGAAGTTCCACAGGCCCGCAATACCGACGTCCTCTTGGTACGTGGAGCCGCCGCCGAAGCTGGCGTTGCCGCTGAGATCGATCTCGATACGCGTGTAAGGAGGCTCGTCCCTATTGTCGGCGCGGCGCAGCAGGTAGTCGCCCGGCGCGATCGTCGTGCCGCCGGAGGTGACGGAGGTGACGGAGATCAGCTCGTTGTCGTCCAGACGCAGGATCCACGGCGTGGCGCCCTGCCGCGGCGGCCAGTCGAAGCGCCGCGTCGCGACCACCGGGTAGAACACGCGGTGCAGCAAGCCATGCACCGACTCGGTCGCATCAGCGAGGGCCCGGTCGATGCGAGCGTTGCTGCGCGCGGTCTCCTTGACGTCAAGTTCGGCCTTGATCTCTTCACGTGTGGCGTACCACGGGGTGGTCATCTGGTGTCACCTCCTCTCAAAGCAGCGGGGCAGGCCGGTCAGGTGCCGACGGCCATCCATGGGCCGGCCAGCAGGGAAGCGGAGTTGGATGCGGGTGTGATCGAGGCGGGCAGCGACGTCTGTGACGTGCCTGCGGTGGCGTACCGGTAGGTAGCAGGCGTCAGCCCCGCGTTCAGGCTGGTGGTGGCCCCTGCCGCGCCGGCGCCGTAGGCGACGGTGGGTTTGGCGGTGGCGTTGAAGACGAGCGCTCCCCACACGAAGCTTCCGGCCGTCAGCGCGGTGGAGGCGATCGTCAGCGTTTGGAGGCCCGCGCTCGCAGTTACTGTGGCGTCCGCGTCAGCGGTTACCAGGCGCGTGCCGGCCGAGCTGTAGAGGCCACCGAAGTTCTGCCCGGCGGTCGTGCCGCTCCCGGCGACGGCCATCCACCAGTACAGCTTGGTGACGCTGACGGTCTGCGTGATGTGGAGTTTGGTCAGGTAGACGGTGCCGCCGGTCAGCTCGATGACGTTGACGGCCAGCGACGGATCGTAGGTCCAGGCCACCAGGTTCTGTGCGGCTGGGGTGACCTGGCCGTTGGCGAAGCCGGTGACCTGCTGGTAGCCGGTGACGGTCGAGTTGCTGCGGTAGAGAGGCATGGGTCACCACGCCGTCGTTCGGGCGTTGCCGTTGGCGGCGGCCCAGATGCCGTCGACGACTCCGCCGTAGCAGGGCTGCGGGAACTCGTAGTAGTCCCCGGCTGCGAGTTGGACGGTGTAGCTGGTGGCGGAGGCGGTGGCCCCGAACTTGACGTAGAGGACGGCGGTGGAGTCGTTGTAGATGGTGCGGGCGCGGGCGGCCCCGTTCGCGGCGAACAGCGTCACCGAGCTCGCCGAGCTGGCGACGTTGGCGAGCGTCGCGGACTGGGGGCTGATGACGCTCATGGGTCAGTCCTCCGTGCCGTCAGCAGCCGACGTACCGGTCTCCGGGGCGCCATCCGTCCCATCGACAGAAGAGGTCTCCGTCTGGGCCTTGCGTGAGCGGCTCCCCGTCGTTCGGGCACGCTTGGGGATCGGCTTGCTGCTGGGCTCGGAGTTCTGCTCCGGCGTCTCGGTAGATGCTGACGAGCTGCTCCCAGGCGATGACTCCTCACCCCCTTCCTCTTCCTCGGGCTCCGGCACGGCGGCCGGCGCCTCCTCGGCCTCGGGCGCCTGGGCGTCGACGGCCTCGGCCTCTTCGTCCGGCGCGGGCACGGTGTGGTCCGACGCCCCGCCGTGACGCGTGATCTTCGCCATGGGGTCTCCGTCCTCGAAGAACTCGGTGTTGTGGCAGCGAGGGCAGCGGGACAGGCCGACTGCGTACTTCGTTCCGCAGCCGACCTCACCGCCGCACACCCACAGAGCCATCAGGCAGCCACCAACGTCGCGCCGTCGTCGAGGGGGATCCAGAAGACCACCCACGTGATCTCGCCGTCCGTGCCCGCGGACACCGACTCGATCTGCCCGATCCCGATCGGCACGATCCCCGTCAGGGACACCGTCGACACCGTGGTCGTGGACCCGCCCGTGATCGCCGCCGCCGGGCTCGTCATCGACAGGACGGCGCCGGCCGGGGTGTCGTTCGTCCCCAGGTCGGTGGCCGTGCAGAGGTCCATGGTCGTGCCGGTCGTCGGGTTCGACACCAGCTTGTAGCTGTTGGCGACCGTGATCGCGGTGCCCACGTATCCGTAGATCGCAGTGATGCCGACCCGGCCGCCCGCGATCGTGAACAGCGGCACCGTCGTCGCCGCCAGGGTGCCGGTGCTCTTCGACGCCCGCTGGCCGAGGTTGACGAGGCGCAGCTGGTTCGCCTGGATGAGAACGCTCATGAGTCAGCCCTCTCAGACCAGAGCCGGGAGGTTCTCAGGCGCGCGCTGCACCTTGAGGTCGTGCAGGATCGCCACCACCGTGCCGGTCGACGTGGAGGCGACCTTGACGTGCGTGTGGTTCGCCGGCAGTTCCGCCTCGCTGATCGTGAACACGGAGCAGTCGTGGCCGGCCGTGCCGTTGTTGACGACGGTCGAGGCGGCGGCCTGCGTCACCTTCGACCAGGCGCCGCCGGTGCCGGTGCTGTCGTAGAAGTGGTCGACGGTGGCCAGCACCGCAGCGCTGCCGCCGGCCGCGCTGGTTGCGGACGTCACGGTGTACGTGTCGCCGGCGCCGAGGAAGCAGACGAAGCTGACCGCGCTCGCGTCCTTGAGCGGGACGTAGACGTCGTCGGCTACAGCGACGACGTTGAAGACCCTTCCGAGTCCGTCCATGGTGCCCTCCTTGAGGGGGTTGATTGCCTCTGGGGATCAGGCCCTGGCAGGGGGGTTAGTGCCTGCCAGGGCTGGCAGGGGGTCAGGCTCGTGCGGCGAGCTGCACGAACGGGGAGAGGGTGGCGCCGTTGTTCTGGGGGGTGACCGCGGACTGGAGCCACGGCTTGCCGTCGACGCGCTGGATGATGCGGTAGGCCGTCTGGTCGTTCTGGAACTTGAAGTGCGGCGACGACATCGCGGACATGACCTGCCGGTCACCGATCAGGTAGAACCCGAAGTCCACGAAGCTGATGTCGCCGAGGTCGCCGAGGAGACCGGGGGCCTTCTCCGTGACGATGACCGGCCGTCCGAGGATGGTCATCGGCGGGCCGGCGACACCGTTGTTGAGCCAGATCGCGGAGCCGCCCGTGCCGACGCTCAGCGCCATGGTGGCGAGCTCGGGGAAGGTGTCCGGGGAGACGACCCACACAGCCCGGTCCAGCGAGCCGGGGAGCATGCGGGCGTACATCTTGACGATGTTCTCCCACATGATGGTGTCCGCGACCTGCCCGGACTCCTTGGACACGGAGACGATCGCGCTATTCCCGGCGGAGAGGGCGCCCTGGGGTTCGCCGACGCCGGTGCCCTTGAGGAACGCGAGGTCCTCGTAGAAGTTGAGGGCCTCGGGGAAGATCTGGTCGAGGAACGCCTGGAACGAGATCGCGCTGTCGGAGATCAGCTCGTTGGGGACCTCGGTGTACGCGGTCAGCTTCTTCGCGTCGAGGACGATGCGGGAGAACGCGGCCTGCGACGCGGTGAGCGCGGCGCCTTCCTCAGTCCAGTAGCCGACCACACCGCCGTACACGGAGGACACGTTGCTGGTGGCGTCGATGGCCGGGAACGGCACCCGGAGCGTCTCCATGGGAATGACGCGGGCGCGCTGGCGGACGACGGACTGCTCCAGCGCGATGGCCAGCAGCTCCGAGCGCAGCACCTCGGGGATCAGGAAGCCGCCCTCGCTGGGGACGGTGGAGGAGAACGCGTTGCGGACGCGGGTCAGCTTGGCCTGCATGTCCGCGGTGCGGTTGGCGTTGTGCCAGATCGTCTGGAAGTACTCCGCCGAGTTCTTGAACTCGCGGTCCAGAACGGCGCCCATCGCCTTCGGGTTGTGCAGGTGGTTGCGGGCGTTGCCGGTCTGCACCACCGCGCGGGGGGTGAGGTCGAGGCGGTCGATGCCCTCCGGCTGGTTCTCCCGCATCCAGTCCGCGAGGGTCGCGGTCACCTGCTCCTTGACCTGCGTGGCGATCGACAGGTCCCGGTTGTGGACGGCCCGCGCGTAGTTGGTGACGAACTCACCGAACGCGCCGTTCTTGTCGGCGAACACGCGCTGCATCTGAGCGGAGTCGGTGAGCATCGCCTCCAGCTCGGCCTGCGAGGTGGGGATCGCCAGCCGCTCGGGATCCATCCCCCCGGCCGGAGCGGCAGGGTTCGCGGCCCGGTTGAACGGTCGGCCGACCGCGGACGGGTCGAAGCCAGCGCGCTGGAGCATGCGTTCCCGGATGCCTGCGGTGACGCGGCGCCTCTGGATGGTGCTGGACGTGTTCACAGTCGTGCCTCCCTGAGGCTGCGTTCGAAGCTGGTTCTGTCGATTGCTGGGATCGGCTCGGCGGGTGCCGGGCCGGGTGCCGCAGCCTGTTCGGGGGCGGCGAGATCTTGGGCGGCGTTCGCGAGGAGGGTGCGGAAGTAGTCGACCGCTACCTCGCTGGCCGGAGCTGGAGCGTGGTCCACCGGCGCCGCGTCAGCCACGTTGGGGGGTGGGGTGG